GATGATGCCGCTCGACCCCGACAGCGTCTCGCTCGACGTGACGGGCGCGGAGCCCGTCTACCGCACGTCGATGTTCGGCAACCTCGCGCTCGAGCAGGTCTTCCACCTGCGCACCGCGGGATGGAACGGCCTCTGGGGCGAGGCCCCGACCCGCGTGTGCCGCAACGCGCTGACGATCATGGCCGCGCAGGAGCAGAGCCAGCTCAAGGCGATGGAGAACGCCGGGCAGCCCAAGCTCGCGCTGGTGCACCCCGGCGCGCTCAACGACAAGCAGCGCCAGATGGTCGCCGAGCAGTACGTGCGGCAGCACAGCGGCAGCGTGAACGCCGGCCGCCCGCTGGTGCTCGGCGACAACATGCGCGTCGAGCGCATCAGCTCGACGTTCGACAACGACGGCATCGACGCCGCGCGTCGTTACTCGGTGCAGGACGTATCGCGCGTCTTCGGCGTTCCGGTCTCGTACCTCAGCGAGCACAGCCAGAGCGCATACGGAAGCATGGAGTGGCTGGGCCGCATGTACGTCGACCACTGCATGCGGCACTGGTCGTCGATCTGGACGAGCGAGATCCGCATGAAGCTGGCCTCGCAGTACACCGAGGTCGTCTGGGACTTCGACGCGCTGCAGCGCCCGAGCCTCGCGGAGCAGATGTCCGCGCTCCGCACGGGCGTCGAGGCGGGCTTCATCACCCGCAACGAGGCGCGCGCGCGCCTCGACCTCGAGCCGCTCGCAGGGCTCGACGAGCCAATCGTCGCCAAGAACATGGGCACGGGCGGCGGCACAACGAACATCGGCACCGACACAAGCGCGGAAGCGGGGACCCCCAATGATTTCACGGCGTGACATCGGATCCATCGAGCAGGCCGTCGAGGGCCGCACGCTGCGCGGCGTCGCGGCCGTCTACGGCGCGCAGTCGCGCGAGATCACCGAGTACGGCCGCACCTTCCGCGAGCAGATCGCGCCGGGCGCTTTCGCCAAGTCGCTCGGCGAGGACATCAAGCTCCTCTACAACCACGACCCGTCGATGCCGCTGGCGAGGACCCGCTCGAAGACGCTGGCGCTGATGGACCGCGCCGACGGGCTGCACTACGTCGCGTCGCTCCCCGAGACCACGCTCGGCAACGACGTGCGCGCGCTGATCGAGCGCGGCGACCTCAGCGGCGAGATGAGCTTCGGCTTCTACGTCGAGGCTGACGAATGGAACAAGGCGCGCACCGAGCGCACCGTCCGCCAGGCGAAGCTCGTCGAGGTGAGCATCGTCGTGGACGCCGCCTATCCCCAGACCAGTTCGAGCCTGCGTCACGTTGACGCGGCTTCCATGGACGCCGCGCGAGCGCGGCTCGCACTTCACATGACGAGGATTTCACAATGGACGACCTGACCCAGATGGAAAACACCGTGCACGAGTACCGCAAGGCGCTCGAGCAGTTCGCCGCCCGCAAGAACGCGGACACCCACGAGATCACCAAGCGCGGCTCCGGCGAGGAGCGCGAGAAGATCGCGCGCATGGACGCCGACCTCGACGCGGCCGAGCGCCTCGTCCAGATCCGCGCCCAGCAGAAGCGCATCGCTGAGCTCGAGTCGCGCGCCGAGTTCCAGACCCGCGTCCCCGGCGGGAACCTCGAGGCGAGCGAGTACTCGAAGCGCTGGATCAACGCGCTCGTCAGCGGCAACCCGATGGAGATGCGCGCGCTCTCGCTCAGCTCGAGCGGCGCGGCGATCCCGACCGACATGGAGCGCCGCATCGTCGAGCGCCTCCGCCAGCAGAGCGTGATCCGCGCGCTCTGCACGGTCGTCCCGATCGACTCGAAGCGCACGATCACCATCGAGAACGCGCTGCCGACCACGGCGCTCGTCAGCGAAGGCGGCACGATCACCGCGTCCGACCCGTCGTTCTCGACGGCGATCAGCGTGGTGCCCTACAAGTTCGCGACCCGCGTCACGATGAGCCAGGAGTTCATCGAGGACGCCATCGGGCAGGGCGGCATCGGCGGCGGCCTCAACTACGTCGCCGACAAGTGCGCCATGAGCATCGCGCTGTCGCAGGAGGAGTACCTCACCGTCGGCACCGGCAGCTCGCAGCCCGAGGGCATCGAGACCGCCGCGATCACCCAGATCGAGAACATCGGAGCGGGCGGCGCCGGCAACTCGGCGAGCGACGACCTCACCGGCGACATGCTCATCAACTGCGTGCACCGCGTCCCGCCGCAGTACCGCAGCGGCGCGCGGTTCTCGTGGGTCATGCACGACTCGCTCGTGCAGCACATCCGCAAGATCAAGGTCAACTCGACCGACTATGTCTGGAAGCTGAACGAGACGGGCGGACTCTCGCAGGGCGCGCCCGGCACGATCTACGGCATCCCGTACCGCCTCAGCGCCTACATCAACACCGCGACCGACACCACCAACGGCGCCGTCGTGGCCGTGGTCGGCAACTTCGAGTACATGGAGCTGTTCGAGCGCACGGGCGTCACCTCGCTGCTCGACCCGTACTCGGCTGCGTCGACGCACCAGACGAACCTGTACCTGTACAACCGCTGGGACAGCCACATCATGCTGCCCGAGGCGTTCGCGTCGATCACCGTCTGATTCCCTTGTTGCGGGGGGCCGCCGCCGGAAGGCGGCGTCTCCCTTTATGCCCGCGCTCCCCATCCCGCTCGACGTCCTCCGGACCCGTCTCCGCATCGAGACGGAGGCCGACGACGTCGACTTGTCCACGCTCGCCATCGCGGCCGCCGAGGTCATCGAGCGCGAGACGGGCATCGCGCTCTCGAGCGCGACGAGGACCGCGAAGATCAGGCGCTGGGCGCGCTTCATTCCCGACGTGCAGCCCTGCACGTCGTTCACGCAGGTCCAGTACGTCGACGGCAACGGGGTCACCCAGACGCTGCCGTCGGCCGAGTGGTGGGTCGACGACAGCGAGCCCGTCATCGCGCTCGAGTTCGACACCGACAAGCAGATGAAGGAGAACACCCTGGCGACGGTCACCTACGTCGCGGGGTACACGACGATCCCCCACGCGCTGCAGCAGTGCATCGTGGCGCTCGTCGGCAGCTGGTACAACAACCCCGAGTCGAGCAGCGTGGCGGCGCTCGCCGAGGTCCCGCTCTCGTACCGCTACATCATCCAGCAGTACGCCACGAGGAGCCCGATGCGATGATCTCCGCCGGGCGGCTCAGGTTCGTAGCGACGCAGTACCGCCCGCCGGCGGCCGCGTCCACGCTCGGCCTGCGCGGCTCGACGTGGACCGCCGGCACCATGTTCCGCTGCGACGTGCGCGAGCAGACCGCGCAGGAGCAGGAGTACGCCGACGGCGTCGCGGTCGTCCGCAGCTACGAGATCCGCGCGCGGTGGCGCACCGTCCAGGCCATCGGCCTCGACGAGACGCAGCGCATCGTGTGCCGGGGCAAGACCTACCGGATACGCGGCATCACGAACCTTGACGAGCGCGACCACGTCGCGGTGATCGACTGCGAGGTGATCCAGTGAGCATCGAACAGGCCGTACGTTCGATGCTGACGGCTGGCAGCACCCTCAGCCTCGTGCCGGACGCGCGCGTGACGCTCGGCTACAGGCTTCAGGGCAGCGCGCTGCCGGCCGTCACCTACATCGTGCAGGGCGTCGAGCTTGGCTCGTGCGGCGCGGCGCCGCACCGCATCGCCGAGGTCGAGGTGCGCAGCATCGCCGACGTCGCGGCCGACGCGCTCGCCATCGCCGCACAGGTGCGCGCGGCGTCGGTCGCGGGCACGTACTCGTCGTTCGACTTCCGCGCCGTGATCTACGCGGGCCACGCGCTCGAGGAGCCCGGCAGCGGCGAGGGCGACGAGCAGCAGCCCGCCGAGGCCGTATCCCGGATGACCATCTACTACACGGAGTGACCGATGCCAGCAGTATCAACAGGAACGTGCGCATTCTCCTACAACTCGCAGGCCAGCACGGGCCTGCTGTCGGCGACGGTCACGTCGACGGCCGACATGATCGAGTCGCAGGCCATCACCGCGCAGCGCCGCACGTTCATCGCGGGGCAGGCGACCACCACGGCCACCATCGAGGGCTACTACGACCAGGCCGACCCGTGCTTCGCGGTGGTCGAGACCGACTCGACGAACCCCGTCTCGCGCGCGGTGGTCATCACCTACGCGACGGGCATGACGATCAGCGGCAACGCCTTCGTGACGAGCTTCAACGTCAGCGCCCAGATGAACGACGTCCTTCGCTGCACGGTCGAGCTCCAGTTCACGGGATCGGTGACCATCGCATGAACCTCCGCGAGGCCCTCGAGCTCAAGGACGCTACGGCGCAGCTTGCCTGCGGGATGCCCTGCACCCTGCGCCGGCCGAGCGCGCTCGACTTCATCGAGGCGGCCGATTTCGCCCAGAAGAACCCGACGCAGGTCCGCGCCTGGCTCGCGCACAGGCACCTGAAGATCGACGGCGCGCCCGCGTTCGCCACCCTCGAGGACGCGCTCAAGGCCGACGGTCGGCTCGTCTGGGAGATCGGAGGGCTGGCCGAGAAGCTCTACGAGGAAGGCCGGGACTAGGCGACGCCGCCCGCACCCTGCTGCGGACGGCGTGGAACGGAACGAGGCAGGACCTTGGAACGATGAGCGTGGTGTGGCTCAACGTGATGCTCGAGATCCCCGATTGGCGCGGGATCAGGAAGATCCTCGATGGCAACCGCAATCGCCTTCCGAATGACGTGGCAGTTCACGGCCAAGGACGTGGGGGCGATCTCGCGCGCCGCGCAGGCGCTGCCAAGCAAGATCCGCGGGAAGATCGTCCGCAAGGGGCTGCGCGAGTGGGGTAACCGGCTGAAGACGGCGATGCAGCGCAGGGTATGGCGGCGCGACCGCGACACGCGGCGAAACGTCGCCGTGAAGATCAAGACCTACAAGCGCGGCCGCATCATCTGGTGCGGCGTCGGCGTCAGGGAGGACGGGGAACGCCCGGGCTGGCGCTCGCACTTCTTCGATGGCGGCTTCCGCCCGTGGCAAAAGGGCATCAAGGCGGACGGCAGCGCGCGGCGCGCCGCCACCCGGCGCGGGCGCAACCCGAACCCGCGCTTCGTTCCGTTCTCGTACCGCCGCGATTGGCGCGGCGGGAAGGCGAAGCGCAATCTCGGAGGCAAGGTGTTCCGCCTCCGCTACCTGTCCGATCCCGCCATCGCCTACAGCCCCAAGTGCCGCGAGTACGTCGAGGACGCAATCGCCGAGGCGTTGAGAGGACAGCACCGATGACCGCAAGCCTTCCAAAACTCCATGTCCCCGTCACGGTCGACACCACAGGCGTCGACAAGGGCCTGACCGCGCTCGAGCGCAAGATGCGCAACGCCGCGGCCAAGGCGAAGCGCCTGGGCATGGCGGCCGGCGGGGGCGGCGCAGGGGCCGCAGGAGGCCCCATCAAGGCTTCGCAGGCGTCGGCCTTCCTTGGGTCGGTCGGCAAGCTGGGACCCGCTACGGGGCTTCTGGGCGGCTTTGGCGCGGCTGGAGCGGCAGCGGCCGCTCCGTTCGCCATCGCGGGCCTCGCGCGCGCGCAGGTCGAACAGATGGCCGCGCTGACGAAGGGCGCGACGGATGCGCTGCAGGAGTTCCGCATGACGGGGCAGCAGACGTTCGCCTCGAACAGCGCCATCCTCGAGCGGCTCGCCGCCTTGGAGTCGGACGCCCAGAAGCGCGCAAAGGTCATGGGCTACGGCGACGCTTTCAGCTTCGGCGCCGGCCGCGAGGGCGGCGAGTCGCTGCTCGACAAGCTTTCGCTGTTCGCGTCCCAGGCGTCGGGCTACCTCGGCGCGGTCATGGGCGGCAAGTCTCAGCGCGAGGCGCTGCTCACCGCGCAGCTCGTCGGCGCGAGCGAGCAGGAGGCGTTCGGGATCAACGCTCAGCTCCGCGCCGAGGAGCGCGCGCAGGCGGCTGGCCCGCAGATGGGCGTCGGCCTTCCCGCCGAGCTCGCGCTGAACGCGCTGCTCGAGAGCACGTTCTTCAAGCTCGACAAGATCATCCAGATGCTGGGGAGGCAGTAGATGCCGTCTAGTACGTCGTTCACGTGGGAGGACAAGTCGCGCACGGCGCAGTGCGGCGACATCGGCGACGCGCACAGCGTCACGGTGGTGCGGCACATCTACAGGACCGACGGCACCACGCTCGACGTGCTCGAGGCCCCGAAGCTGATGGAGGACGAGGGCGCGATCCCGCGGCGCGGCGACCTCGCCTACACCGCGCCGAACGCGAACATCACCTGGCAGCAGTACCTGCGCTACCGGGGCTACCGCATCGAGCAGCTGCCGAACAAGGCGGGCGCGCAGATGACGCACACGTGGGACACC